CACGGTAACATTTGGTTGAAGAATGCAGATGGCAGCATAGGCCGGAAGGCCGGGACGTTTGCGAGTGGTAGCGTTACAATTAGTGGAACAACTGGTATCATTCTTCCAGCTGGTACAAGGATGACTGGAGGAGATAATTGGCCGTATGAAACTACAGCATCTGTCTATGTATCAGATGCTGGCTCTCCTGTTGCTGTCCAAGCCTTGAATTCGGGAGTTGGTGGCAATCGGGTAGATGGAGACGTTTTGACAATTGATACGCCTGGCACTGGTGTCAATGGCGATGCTCCTGTTATAACTTTGACCGGTGGAACTGACCAAGAAACTGACGATGAATTACGGAAGCGTGTTTTGTTCCGTATTCAGCAGCCACCAATGGGAGGAGATGCGAGCGACTATGTTGGCTGGGCATTGGAGGTTCCTGGAGTCACGCGAGCTTGGTGTTATCCATTAGAGATGGGTATGGGGACCGTTACTGTTCGTTTCATGATGGACGATCTTCGTGCTGATCAAGGTGGATTTCCTACCGAGGATGATTGTGTTACAGTTGCTGCTTATCTGGATACTGTGCGGCCGGTTGCTGTAAAAGATTTCTACGTCGTTGCTCCAATTCCGCAGCCAGTTGATTGTCAGATTACGCAGCTTGTAACTGATAATGAAGATACAAGAGCTGGCATCGAGCAGAGCTTAAATGATATGTTGTTTGCCTTGGCAGCTCCGGGACAGACAATCTATCTTGCATGGAAGAGCTATGCAGTTATGAATGCGCCAAATGTTTCATCCTTCCTATTTATCAATACAACCGATGACATCATGCCGTCTCCCGGTCATATGGCTGTTCTAGGAAGCGTCATCTATGACACTTGATCGTCATGTTCGTCGCTCTGGCGATGATTACAAAAATGCTTTCCTTGCTTTATTGCCGCAGGGTCAAGCTTGGACGCGGGAGATTGGTAGCACGCTTGTTAAGACGTGCGCTGGCCTTTGCGAGTACTGGGGATTTGTTGATGGACGTGCGGCTGATTTATTAGAACGGGAAAGCGATCCAAGGAAAACAATAGAGCTGCTGCCGGATTGGGAACGCAATTGGGGTTTGCCTGATCCTTGTTATACTGCGCCGCAGTCGATTGCTGAGCGTCAGGCTGCACTCGTCTATAAGATGACGACGCTAGGCGGGCAGTCGAAACAATTTATGATTGATGCGGCTGCGTACATTGGTTATGAAATTACGATTACTGAAGAGCATCCATTTATGGTTGGTATTGATCGGTGCGGAGACAATCGCACAATCAATGCGGATGGAAGCTACAGTGATTATCCAGCACGTATAGGTCCGCCAGAAAATAGATTTTACTGGCACGTGCATGTCAATGCGACAAAGTTAGTTTGGTTCAGAGTAACAGAAGGTCAGTGCGGTATTGATCCGCATCTGCGAATTGGGACTGCCGATGATCTAGAGTGCTTGTTGAATAAGATCAAACCAGCACACACCAAAATAGTCTTTGATTATAGTGGCCAGCAGCCGCAAGGGCCAATGGCCGGGACACCGTGAGGACAAAATGAAATATAATCCGCCGTATGGCGTTTCTGATCCCAATGCCCCGTATGTGAATGGCGATCCTTCAGTTGGTCGTGCAGGTTCAATCCCTCCTGCGGAAAGCATCGAGTATCCGCAGCGTGAGATTTTATCAGTCATCGCTGACGTTGGATTGTCAAGTCCGAATAATAATGACCTTGCGCAGATGTCGGCTGCGACGCGGTTCATGCGTCCGCAATTTCTTATTGATCAAGGAACGCCAAATCATCTTAAGATAACGCTTGCTCCATCGACCCCAATATGGCTTGTACCATTATCGTTTTTTGTACAGATTGGTGCAGGCAATACAAATACAATACCAACTGTTGATATTGAAATTGTAGGTATCGTCGCTAAGAAGCCGGTTGTCAAGCGTACCGGATTGCCGGTAGCGATTGGCGATTTGATTGGCGGTTGCGTCTATCTATTTACTTATGATGGCACCAGCGTTCGCTCGACTTCTATTCTTAATAGTGAATTCACATTGCCAGAAGCGCCACCGGGAACAGGTGGTGGTGTTATTGATATCTCTACTGGCAATCGTGACTACTACATTGATCCTGTCAATGGTAATGATTCTAACGATGGTACAACACTTGCCAAAGCTTGGAGGACAAGACAGTACGCTTATAATTGGGTGCAGACCCACGTTGATCTTGCCGGTTACAAAGTAACATTCCATTGTTCGAACGGGACTTACACATCGCCGTTCACTGCTGTTGGTATTTGTCGCGGTCAAACTGGACCAGCCGCGATGATTTTTCAAGGGAATGACGCAGACCCGACGCAATGTCTGGTTTCTTTTTCGGCTAATGGGACAAGCGGCTTTGGCGTTACTGACGGTGCAAAGCTTACGTTCAGCGGTTTTAAAATTCAGTCATCTGGAACGCAATGCACTCATGCTGCCGCCGCTGGCTCCGGTTCAGAGTTGGTTATAGGAGCGGTTGAGTTTGGTGTCGCAACATCAACGAGTACGTCCGGTCATATTGGCGCAGTCTCTGGTGCGTCGCTGGTAATGACGCACAATTATACGGTCAGTGGAAGCGCAGTCAATCATATGGTCGCGTCTGCCTCGGCTTCAATTCAATGCGTTGGCATTACGGTTACTCACATAGGCAATCCAAATTTCAGTGTTGCCTATGCCAGCGCACAGATGTGCGGCAGCATGCTGCTCGCGTTTTCAAATCCCGCGACGTTCAATACTTACAATGGGACAGCGACCGGCCCACGCTACTACTGCAACGGTAATGGGACGATCTTCGTTAATGGTGCTGGTGGCAACTATGTTCCCGGTAGCGTTGGTGGCGTTGTCACTTCTGGTGGTCAGTATTTCTAAGAGGACATAAAATGGCGGCAGGGATTATTGACTTCAATACGCAATCGGATGCTGACTATGTCAAGGCATTCATGGTGCATGTGACCAATGACTCTGGCGCGGATTACTATTACAATTTTGCTGGCGTTACGATGGAGATGATGGTTCGTAAATTGCCGACCGATGCGGAAGTGTTTGTTGAACTCTCGACTGATCCGGGAGACGGGATTGTGTTAAGCGCATCCAATCCTTTGACGCCAACTTATCTTGATACAATCAACATCACTATCAAGATGGAGCAGCTCGCCAAGATGCCAGCAGGGAATTATGTTCACAGTCTTATAATGACACGTGCCGATGGAGCGCATGATGACATTTGGCGCGGTACGATCACGCACGCGATAGGACCAACGCGATGAATGAAACTTATGTAATTGAAGTCCCGACGCAAGGGCCGCAAGGACCAATTGGACCAGTAGGGCCGCAAGGCTTACAGGGACCACAGGGACCGGCTGGCCAGATCGGTGATCTAGGACCGATGGGACCACAAGGACCAACAGGACCAACAGGACCGCAGGGTGCGACTGGACCTGTCAGCTTTCCTGATGCGCCGAATGACGGCGGCACATACGGCAGAAAGAATAATGCGTGGACCGGGGTTGGTGCTGGTAGCACAACTCCGGTATTCGTTTCTGATACTCCTCCTGCTGGTGTACCGGATGGTTCATTGTGGTGGGAGACGGACAGCGGTGCACTCTATATCCGCTATAATGATGGCAATTCAGTCCAGTGGGTAATTGCGACACCGTGGCCCGATATGACGGTGATGGCGCCGCTGGCCTCTCCGCAGTTCAGTGGCAATCCGACTGCGCCAACGCCGTCTCCCGGTGATGCTGATACCAGCCTCGCGACGACTGGCTTTGTTGCAGCAGCGATCAACTCCGCGTTGTTCATGCGCGGGTATATTTCCGGATTGATCCTCTCTACACCGGGAAGCTCGGCAAACTTTACTGTTGCTGCTGGCGCGGCTGGCGCGAGCGACGGTACAGTGATGCAGCTGGCGGCACCGCTAACAAAGACAAATGGTGCGTTTGTCGCTGGTGCTGGTGGCGGTGCGATGGATACTGGATCGGCAGCTGTCTCGACTTGGTATCACGTTCATCTCATCAAGCGTATGGATACTGGCGCGGTTGATGTTATTTTTTCTTTGTCTCCGACAGCGCCGACAATGCCACCAAACTATACGAAGCGGCGACGCATTGGCAGCCTATTCACTGGGTCCGGTGGAGCGTGGACGCCATTCACACAGGATGGTGATTTTTTCTACTGGCAAACAATACCGCAGGATGTAAGCGCAGCTACATCAACTGCGACTTTGCGGACGCTCTCGGTCCCTCTCGGTATCAACGTTATCGCGATGCTCAATCTCTATCTTCAGTTTGCCGGTAATGGTGTCGTCTATGTAGAGCATTGGGACCCGACAACTGCGTTACCGAATGGCTGGAACGGGATCATCCGTATTGATTTTGGTTTGACAGGAACAATTTCAGCGACCAATCAAATCAGGGTACGAACCGACAAAGCTTCACGGATTTATAATTTAAGCTCCGGGTCAATTGTTCAGTACGCTGTTTATACGGAAGGCTGGATCGACACACGTGACAAGGATGCATAATCATGGCATTTGATTTTCCTGCCTCTCCGACTGTCAACCAGAAGTATCCGGCATCACCTGTTGCCGGTCAGCCGACTTATACATGGGACGGGCAGAAATGGCTGGTGGCTGATCTGAGCGGCAAGACACCGATCTACGTGGACGGCTCTACCGCGATGGCTGCGCAGTTGACAATACAAAATCCTCCGGTCAATCCGACTGACGCTGCAGCCAAGGCATACGTCGATAGCAAGACGGTCCTAGCAACAGCACTCGATTACCTCGGCAATGTT